GAAAGTACCTCTAGCTTTTCTCAAAATGCAGAGAGCGTTGGGTTTATAGCCTATGCAGATTTGACAGAAGAAATTGTGCTGGGCTGGGTGCAGGCTGAGCCAAACGTAACAATTAATACCGAGGCTTGCGTACAAGGTCAAATTAACTCAATTATTACTCCTCCTGTTACCCCACAAGACACGCCATTACCTTGGTAACAAAGGATTAAACAATGTCTATTAAAAACAATTTCCCAAACGTGCGACCATCTCTTACGGTTGACTTTAGAAACTCAGAAACAGTAGACCCGCGTATCGTATCATCACGAGCCTCTACAGCGACATATACAGACAAGTTCGGTAGAGTAGTTAGCGAAGACCCTGACCCTCTGTTACCGTTTAGTATCGACCCACAGCCATACCCTATTAGAATTTGGGCTTAAAAAATGTTAGGTTTCTCGCCATTATCAACCTACCCAATATCAACAGTACCTTTTCAAGATAAGGCAAGTGCAAGTGTGTCTGCAAACGCTACTGTGTTTCTTGACGCAATAAGGTTCGCTTTTGATAATGCATCTGTTTCAGCTAGTGCGACAGTGGACGGTGATAGTATTAGGCTACGACTTGTTGCATCATCGGTCAACGGTACGGCTACAATAGTGGCGCAACCCAATGCAATATTCACATTTGTATCAGACATAAACGGTATTGCCGTTGCTGATTTGACACCTAATATCATAGCTTCTGCGGGTGCTAATATTAATGGCAATGCTCAATACTTAATAGACGCTGAACTTGTTGGCGAAAATTGGTCAGTTGTGCCACAAGGTGAAAATTTATGGCTACGAAGAGGTTAGTGTTAGGCGAGTGGTTGCCAGACCAGCCAGGTTTAACTGGTGCGATTACAAAAGCATTCAACGTTATCCCACTGTTGAACGGTTATGGACAATTGCCGTCTATAAAAGCGTTTTCAGACAATGCAAGCGAGCCTTTGACTAATGTTGTTGCAGGAAAGTTTGGTGACACAGTCCAGTTATTCGCCGCGAGTGAAACAAAGATTTTTAAATACGACCCTAATGATTTAAGTTTAGATGATGTTTCAAAAGCGGGTGGGTATACCGCATCAAGTGGATGGAATTTTACACAGTTTGGAAAATCTTTGATCGGTGCAAACGGTTCAAACGTTTTACAGTACTGGGAGTTAGGCGTATCTACTGCTTGGGCAGATGTGTCAGCAAGCGCACCAATTTCTAGCTTTGTAACTGTTGTGCGTGACTTTGTGGTAGCAGCGAACAACAGTAGTAACCCTAATCGCGTGTTTTGGTCGGATATAAATGATGAAACAAATTGGGTTTCTGGGGCAACGTCACAATCTGATTTTCAAGATTTACCCGATGGCGGCAATATTCAGGGCGTAACGGGTGGCGAATTTGGGATAGTGTTCTTAGAGCGTGCAATTTATAGAATGAGCTATCAGGGTTCACCATTATTTTTCCAATTTGATGCTATTTCTAGAACGCTAGGTTGCTATGAGCCGAATTCTATTGTGCAACAAGGTGCAAGAACGTTCTTTTTGTCAGACGATGGATTTTACGTATGCGATGGTCAAACAGTTACTGCAATCGGTGCTGAAAAAGTAGATCGATGGTTTTTTGAAGATGTCAGTGAAGGTTCATTAGATAAGATGTCGGCTGCAATTGACCCTGAACGCCATTTAATTGTGTGGTGTTACCCGAATGCAAACGCCACTCAAACCATTTTATTTTACAACTGGCAAACAGGGAAATGGTCGTATGGAATTACAACCGCTGATTACATAGCTAACGCTACGACTGTTGGAACGACACTAGAACAACTTAATATCTACACAAGTTTAGAGGGTATACCCGCATCGCTTGATTCTCGGCTATGGGCTGGTGGAAAGCCGCTGTTTGCGGGTACTAGTGGCTCACAAATCGTTCTATTCGGTGGCGTAGCAAGACCAGCAGAAATCGAAACAGGCGATATTGAGGAAGGTAGTCAATCAATCGTAAAACTAGCATACCCGCAAGTTGATGGTGGATCTGCAAGCGTAGCTGTTGCATCAAGATTTAGATTAGATAACTCTATAGTTTACACGTCTGATATAAATGCAGATGATGAAAATCGAGTTTCATTGCGAAGCATTGGTAAATATCACAGACTTCTAATTAAGCCTACAGGTCAGTGGCAAACAATTATGGCTGTTGATATTGAAATACAGCCAGTGAGTAGTCGATAATGTTTAGACGCTTGCCACAGCAAGGCGGTCAACCTAGAGACATTTCTGAGGTTGTCAACGGCATAATTGATGGCAAAACAAACAACACGGGTTCAGTAACGTTAGCAACGGGTGATACAACAATTTTGACAGACGAGCGCATAAGTCCAAGCAGTAAGATTGTGTTAATTCCAAAGACTTCAGATTCTGCGGGTGCAACTGGAGTCTATGTATCAGCTCAAACATTTGGTTCAGCAACTATATCGGATGCAGGTAATGTTTCAACTAATAAAATTTATGATTATATTGTGGTAGGTTAATGTTCACATACATACAACCTAAAGATGTGAGAGCTAATTGGGCTTTTGTAAAAAAAGGGCTTGAACATATTTTACGCAAATCTCCTGAGAATTGGATACCAGAGGACATTTACGCAAGCTGTGTTAACAATACTGCAGTGTTGTGGTTGGCTATGGAAAAAGACAAACCGATAGGTTTTGTTGTTGGTTATAGAGAAGGCGATGCTTTTCATGTATGGTGCGCCCACGGAAATTTAGGTGGAAAACTAGCAGAATGGTTTAAAATGGTTGAAAGCATAGCAAGAGGCATGGAATGTAAGCAAATTACTTTTGCATCGTGGCGACCTGCATGGAACAAGGTTGCCGTTGAGTTGGGTTTTAAGACCCGAAGCTGGATTAAGGAGTTATAGATATGTCAATGGGCGGCGGCGGCGGTAGTGACAAACAAACAGTCACAACGGAACTTGACCCGATGGTTAAGCCTTTTGTTGAATTCGGTTTAAACGAAGCACAACGATTATATGATACGGGTGGTCCGAGTTTTTTTCCTGGGCAAACATACGTTGGCCCGTCATCGCAAACTCAGCAAGGTTTGCAGATGGCGCAAGACCGAGCGTTAGCGGGTAGCCCGTTGCTACGAGGAGCTCAACAAACAGTTGGCTCATTGCAAACGGCAACAAATCCCGCATTAGGTGGGTTTGCAGACGTATATAACCGCGCAGGCAATAATCCTGCAATGGGTATGACTAATCAAACGGCTCAAGGCGCATATCTGGGTGGTAATCCATTCTTTCAGGGCGCATTTCAACCCGCAGCGCGTGCAGCGCAGGATACGTTTAATCAAGGTATTCAGGGCGTATCAAGTCAAGCCTCAAGAGCAGGTCGATATGGCTCGGGTGCAATGGGGCAATTAGAAGATAGAGCATCTAATCAATTTGCACAGTCGTTATCTGACACGGCAGGAAAACTAGCTTATCAAAACTACGGTCAAGAACGAGGGTTGCAAGAGAATGCGATTCAAAATCTTGGTGCGCTATCAAATCAAGGACTACAGACCCAACTTGCAGCGACATCGGGTTTAGGTCAAACGGCATCAAACGATTTTGCACGACAGCTACAAGCTGCGGGCATGTCACCTGATATGGCTTCGCAAGATTATGCTGACATTCAGAGACTTATTGATCTTGGACAGACGCAAGAGAATTATCAGCAACTTGCTTTGGGTGACGCGATGCAACGATTTAACTTTGAGCAGAACGCACCTTACGCTGGCCTGCAAACGTTCCTATCAGCCGCGTATGGGGCTCCTATGGGCAGCCAGGTGTCTCAACCCATCTATAACAATCAATTAGGTGGCGCTGTATCAGGCGGGCTGTTAGGCGCAGGGCTAGGCACTAGAATGGCAGGTAAAGATGGCAATCAACTAGGCTATGGGGCAGGTGGCGCTGCTCTTGGCGCATTAGCAGGAGCATTCGCATAATGAGCGGGATAGAACCTTTACTGATCGGTGCAGCATTGGGCGCAGGAGTAGGGGGTGCTAGCGCTAGTTTGTCGGGTGGCGATGTGTTACAGGGTGCGCTTATGGGCGGTGTAACTGGTGGCGCAACGGGCGGTTTAGGTGGCCTAGGAGGTGGCGCGGCAGCAGGAGGTGCAACCGCATCGGGCGCAGGTTCAGCACTAGGTGGCGCGGGTGCACTAGCATTCCCCGTTTCTGCTGGGACATCATTTGCAACACCTTTAGCAACAGGGATCACAAGTGGT